AGTTTGGAAAAATCACGCTTCTTGAGGGTTGTTTCTCTGACGATTTTGAGCAGCAAAAGCATTGGGATCAAAGCGATTCACAGCCTTGGCATAGCCTGCAGGGGTGGCCATGACCCAGCCTTCTTGCCCGGGATGCTCCAGGTCTGCTTGACGCAACAGGTGCATCTTGATATCGTGCAGCAGAATAAATGCAGTAAACGCTGCGGCCAGGGCTGCGGTATTTGAGCTAGGGCTCTGCAGATATTCCACAATGTTACGGAATTTTTGCGGAGTTACCTTGGTCTGTAACCAGTCTCCAAACTCGGGCAACAGTGTGGCACCGTTCAAAGGTGCACCAACTTTGGTGTTGATAAAGTCCACACACAGCTTGGCAAGATCTGTGATCTTGTGTGCTCGTAGTTCTGTGGGATTAAACAATGTGTCAATGTTTTTTCCGTCGCCTTTGATCAACTGTTTAAGCTGCTTTTCAATATTGGTTTCAGTCTGCAATGCGCTGGGAGTGGCCGGGCGTTCCAGCATCAGTCCCGGCACATCATTGAATGCCACTCCCTTCAAGGGTTGTCGAGTATCACCTGCATCGGCATACATGGAATGCACTGCAATACCCATGTTGCTGGCACCAATGCGTTGTCCCAATGGGGACTTGGCAGGAATCTTGTACTCAATTGTGTTGGGCTGGAACACATAATTGCCCGCAATTTCAGGAGGAGTGTTCATGTACAACAAGTCACCGTTGACATAGCCACGGAAGTTAGGCGGCAGTGCAGCCTCCAGTACCGGGAACAATTGTGCATATAAATTGATCAAGTCAGTTCGGTCCCCAGATCGTGTGCTTTGAATTTGTGCCATCATTCTGGGACTGGTAGCAAGACCATCATAGCCCTTGGCTTCGAATCCTGATCCGTCTGTGAGCACAAACTCGCCTGTGGCAGGCTTGCGTCCAAATATCACAGCAGGCTTGCCATCCCATTTGGCAGTGGTGGTTTTTTTGGGTGCTTCAGTGGCATGTTTTACAATTTCTAGTGCGTCACGGATGCCTTGTGTGCCACGACGAAACACCAGATCTTCCAGGTGTTCAATACCCTTGGCTCTGCCGCCTACACCAGCTTGCTCAGCTTCTACCAGTGCAACATAGCCACGGTTCACAATACGGTCACGCAGACGTGCCAGGAAGTGCGTGTCACTTTCGGCCACAGATGTTGGTTCTTGTAGGCCTTCACGGTCTAGATATTCACGAAAGTCTGTGAGCTTGGCATCACGGGCAGGATCTGTTGCTAGCGCAGCATAAATTGATTCTACATTTTTGAGATTGTCACGAGTAGATTGAGGGCCTAGTAATACCTGTGCCACATAGTCAGGATCCAGGCCGCCTTGCACCAGTTGATTTGTGGCTCGGCTGAACATGCCGTTGGCACCAACTTTGAGTCCAGCCTGTTTGGCAATGCTGCTCATCAACACGGCACGATTCATGCCCTTGTAAGCCGACCCTTCTGAACCGCCATAGTAGAATGTGCCCCAGTCCAGGTTGGGAAAGAACATGAAGTCAGTTTGCACAAATCCCTTTTGTGGGTTTCCGCTGATGGGAGTTCTGAAATGCACTTCTCCTGCCTTGCGAACCCATTCACGTGGGTCAAGTCCTTGACTGGTGGCCCATTGTGTCAGCACCGCTGCCAGTTGTTCTTTGGTTGTTTCTCCAAGGTCTACGGCCAAGTCCAGGTCGCCGGATGTGGGCTTGCGTCCTGTGCTGCCCAGCCAACGGTCTTGGGGGAATTCGATACCTGTGACTTGTTCTACCCAGGCAATGGTAGCAGGGACGTCAGCTTGGTTGATGCGTTGTGTCAGTGGCTGACCTTGAGCATCTTTGAATACATTGCCGCCTTCTTGGAGATACATCATGCTCGTAATCCAAATATTTCTTTGAAGGATGTATCATTTGCGGCATTTTGTGCTGACGCTATCAGTGACGCAAGCTCTGTATCAGTTAATTTTGCCTGTTGTGCAAATTGCCTAATCAAGGGCGAATCTGCTGTCGCAGGTGTTTTTTTATCAAGAATTGCTGTTGCAATTTGATCACCGCCAGGTTTGCTAATGAGTTGTCTAATCTTCATTATATCCCCATCGTCTAATTGTATCTGGTCGGACAATTTCTTGGCTGCTGTGGACATTCTTATTGCACTACCAGTAGAATTGCTATCAAATGACTGTATACCTTGTGCCGGAGCAATGCCATCTCTTGTTAGCTGTGTCCAGGCCTCTTTTGGATTGACCCGGGGATCCAGTGTGGCATTGAATATGGTGTCGATGGCCTGACCAATGTCCTCAATTGCTTGCATGGCCGTGGCTTTGGTTGTTTGCCCTTCGGGTGTGGTAGTATCGCCTATATTATCAGCTAGCCGAGTGTAATCAAATGAGCCTTGTGGGGCGATGGCTCTGTTGACCATGTTCACTAGCGCAGCTTTGAGGCGAGCCTGCTCACCTGAAGTCAGTTGGGCGGCACTGGTAGGAGGAGCCTGTGTTGCAGGATCTGTGCTTTGTGCCATGGCTGTTTGTACTGCTTTTGCCCAGTCTTTCTGCATGATTGGCATTAGTGTGTTTGCTATTTTTTGCCCTGCTGCCAGCGCCTGCGCTCTATTCATAGTGGGACCAGCAAGATCAGGTCCGGGTGTGTTTGTGGCAGCAGGTCCTTGTATGCCAACCTTGCCCAGTGCTGACTGCAGGCCAGAGGCCAGACCAGCTGCAAAGCCCTCTTGTGTTACTTTTCTAGGTCGAGTCAATTCATGAATCTGCATGTGTTTTCCTAACTGATCTGGAAAACTTTCCAGCATCTTTTGTTCGTATGGCGTTGAGCAATTTTCTTGTGAGATTGTCCGCTTGGTCAGCACCAAACTCTGTTTCTATTTGCTCAATCAATCGTATGGCACTGGCAATGATGCTGTCAGCTCGAGTTTCAATGATCAAACGGCGATCACGTTCTACATACAACGTGTCCAGTTCTTCCAGTATACTTCGGGTCTTTTTTTGCATGTTCGCGGGCCTTTGGATTATTTAGCGATTTCTACGAGACAATAAATATCTACAACAAGGAATACCCATGAGCAGCAGCATAAACCCCAACAACATAGACGGCAACTTTCCAGTTGCTGGCCAGCCCAACAACACCCAGGGCTTTAGAGACAACTTTACCAATATCAAAACCAACTTCTCCACAGCAGCAACCGAGATCACGGACCTTGAAAACAATGGTATTTTCAAGAGCGCTCTAGCTGGTACCACTCTGGACAACAACATGGCGGACAACTTGATCTATGCTGCGGCCATTAGAGACTTCAGTGCTGTGGCGGTTCAACTCACTGCCACCAGCGGCTCTATCACAGTGGACTACAGTGCAGGGCATTATCAAGCTATCAGCACCACAGGAAGCATCAGCCTGAATTTCACAAACTTTCCCCCATCGGGGTCAGCAGGCATAATCAGACTGAGTATTGCTATTACCAACACAGCATACACCTTGACCTTGCCCGCTGCTGTGAGTCTAGGCACCACAGGCATTCAAGGATACTCTGCAAACGTGATTACTTTTGCAGAGACTGGAACTTATCAATTTGAATTCTCCACAGTTGATTCTGGCACTACCATAACTATCTTTGATCTGAATAGACCACTGCTGGGCAGCGTTGGGGCGGCTGTGGGATATAGTACAGGCACTGGTGGTACAGTAACGCAAGCCACGGACAAATCAACAGGCGTCACTCTAAACAAACGCTGTGGACAAATTACCATGAATGCAGCAGCACTAGCAGCAGCCGCAGAAGTCAGCTTTACACTGACCAACAGTACTATTGCTGCCACTGACGTGGTCATGGTCAGCATTGCGTCAGGTGCCACAGCAGGTGCTTATAGCGTTCAATGCGATGCCACGGCCGCTGGTTCATGTAGAATCAGCGTGGGCAATAGATTTGCAAGTTCACGCAGTGAAGCCATTGTGTTGAACTTTGCGGTTATCAAAGCGGTAAACGCTTAATTGTATCTATAATATCTACCAAGGTTGGTTTCTAATTCAGCCTGGTAGAACTCC